TGACTTAGTAGCCTTTGGTGAAGTGGCTGTCTTCTTTGCTGCTTTGGCCATGATGGCCTCCTTTCTACTTTCTAACTGGTAGGACACCTCGCCCTAACCATGCTCTTATTATAGTATGCACTAGCACGAAAGTAAAGTACAAAATACACCAAAATAATCAGCGGCGAGACCAGGGGCGAGTCAATCAATCACTCAGTCAATCAGTCGGTCAGTCAAACAAACATCGCCCAAAAACTGAGGCCAGTCGATTGGAGCAGAGTATGATGAAGCAATACATGATGAAACCCCCTCCTCCATCAGCCTCAAGGCATCAGCCCCACGATGAAGTGTCAAGGCTTTAGATGATGAAACCAGTATCCATGAAGCACCCCCAACTGTTGCACGGCGCATGTGCCAAGAACATTGGAAAGGGGATAGTGATACTCGGTCGTTCGATGTACACTTGAGTTCAAGCCAAAACTCACGACCGCCATAGCACGCATTGACGTCAGGCACTCCCTGCTGTAATGCTCCCGTCTCGATCCTCTGCCAATGGACCTTGGGCAGATTCGTCTTTAGGGCTTGATACAATTTCTTCTCTGTACTGTACATCGTTCACTACTTTCATATTGTCACCATCCAATAACTGCTTTAACTTTGAAGCAAGCTCCTCGTCCGACATGGCTTCTATCTTTGAAACAGTAACCTCTTTCTTCTCAACGTATAGCCCAGCGGCTCGACCCCTCGAGACCTCAGCCGAAATAGCCGCGCTGATTTGCCCTGTTATCTTAGCTTCATCGCGAAGATGGGAAAGCTCTGTTAGATGCGAGTCCATGGAGACAGCTGCACGTTCTCGCTCGATTTGGATTAATTCTATAATGTGGTTTGCGATAAGAGGATTCTTACGAAGCAAGGCAGACCCTTGGACTTTCGCACCAAATTTATGTTTGGTAAATCCTGCTTTACGAGCAGCCTCTGCTCCTGACGCTCCCTGTACATACAGCTGACAAAACTTTTTGTGCGCTGGTGTCAGTGGTCGTAGTCTCTTACCTTCGGGCGTGACCCAATATAATCCGCACTCTGATGGTTCAACTGGTGTATGTTCTAAGGTTTCTAAAGATACTGGTGGTTTTGCCAATGTCTTCTCCATAATGCTTAACAAAGTAAACATAATGGTTTGTCTAACCTAGCGCAACAACTAACCAATGTCTGTCTGTGTAGGTTTATACAATGCTTGTATAAGAAACTTTTGCCGCGACGTCTTATCGTTTCTATGATATTTGACAACCCTATGATTTATACTATTATAAATCTCATAGTCCAAGATCCAAGGTACAAGAGCATTACAGCAAGCATTATGAGATTATGACATTATGATCTAGCTTTTAGTCACTCAGACACTCAAACCTGTAGGAAAAAAGATTGGGGGCAAAAGCCCCCAAGTTTAATCAACAATTCCGAGTAACGATTTTCTGAAACGATTAAGAACTTCATCTTTCATATAGAAATCAACATCAAAGTCCGAAGTCAGATAATAAGTAGATCCTTGCTCAAAACCCTCACCATGCAACTCAAGAGTTATAGAAGGATACTCAGACGAAGGATCATGGAAAATACGAATAGAACCTTTTTCTACATAATAAATAGTAGAAGAAATTTCAGTAGACTCAAAGTCACTAGCAACTTCATTTTCTTTAGAAGCGAACTTTTGCAAAATGTCACGAGCCTTAGAATAATCAGCAGGCACATAAATGGAACTTTTCATAACTTTCTACCTTTCTCTATTAACCTTATATATATTATAGTATAACAAAGTAATCAATAATACTTACAAAATAAACAAAAAAGTCATGGGGGCAAAAGCCCCCAAGTTTTAGTCGTCTTCCATGTCGTAACCTATATCCTCACACCATTTCGCATGATGTAATTGTATCCACTTACACCAAGCATCTGGGTCTTTGTTTAATTCATCTATGTGAAAAGACATTGCTTCGACCATACCCACTGGAAACCCATGGCCTTCTTTATTATGCGGTCGCACAGGAAAACAGGCTCGGTCTGGCTCGTAATTAATACATAGTGGTATAACAGTAACTACAACATACCCAGCTTGATAGTATGCCATGTATGAAACCATTTCTTCACACTCTATTAAAAGTGTACGGCTGATAGCGTCATCTCTCTCGACACCGAGAAGCTGTGCAAACTGGGGAATATCTTCGTTTCCTACTTTCATAACTTTCTACCTTTCTTCTAACTCTTTGTATAAAAGATATTCGATAGCCATGGGGTAGCTGACTTTTTTAACGCCCCACCGATTAGCGAGTACCTCACAAAATTTAGCAAGGTCTCGCTTGACCTCGGGCTTTACTTTGATAGGATTATCCCAATGCATGATTACCCCCACCACTCTTGCGCATCGCTGGCTGGACCATATGACGGCTCTGATCCAGGATTATAGAAAATCTCAGGCATCTTATCGACCAAGAACGAAGAACGAGTATCGAAAGTACCGAGCATCTCAAGTCTATCAGTAAAGTGATAAACGACACCTTGATTATCTTCGCCCTCGTCAGGAGAAAAGATAACAGCCTCGTAACCCTCTGGCCAATGACCATACTGGTCTAGCAAATTAAGGAAGGGTACAACGTGGTGAAGCTCGTTTTTTGTAGCAACTAAACGATCATCGCAAGCCTCGCGCTCTGCATAAATGTAAATCATCTTTCTACCTTTCTATTTAAGTTATACTATAGTATAGTCTACAAAGTAGTAGAAAGATACTACAAAATACCACAAAATAATCACCTAAAAGAAGCCCCAAGGTTAGCAGCGAACCTTGGGGCGAGTAGAGGGCCAGCCTTCTGACTGACCCCACATCTTTATGCAGCTGATGCGTACTCTACAGCTTTTGAAAGAGCCTTAGCTTTTCGGTTAGCACCAGCCCCAAACCATGCGCTATGAAGGGAGTTACCCCCACTGGTCTCACGCCGCTTATGATCCTCCATATAAGTCACGCCGTTTAGAGCACCCCACCATGTACCTTTGGCAGCTTTGAGGGTAGACCCTGGAGACTGGTCGATAGACTGAAGGACAAGCTCGGAAGTCTTGTTAAACTTCTCTTGCATGATGAAATCGTCCTTGACAGATGCCTTACCTTTTTCGATAAGTAACTGCGGCTGGTACAACTCGGCGATATAATCCATGACGCTCTCTGTCTTAAAGGACTTAGATGCGAGGAACTCTGCCTGTTCTTTGAACTCCTGCTGTCTAGCCTTAGATAGTCCAAGAGCTGTCTCTGCCGCCTCGCGAACATCCATATCGAACTCGCGAATATGTGGCATACGAAACGCTGCACCGCCATCATTTAACGCGACTGTCAATGTATTATTACATACGACCCTGATCGGAGTGAACTTAATCACCATAGCTTTACCTGCAACATGCGGCTGGTTAATGAGTAAGTAACCCTTAACCTCATCACCACCAGCAAGCTCAAAGTCTGAGGCAATCTTAGCTAGACCCCAGATCTCAGAACCACCGCGCAACGAACCAGCTGTCTCCATAGTCATATGACCAGCGTCTGTAAACTTCTTAAAGAAGTCGAAGATCTGATCGTTTTGGATAGGAACGTAGTCATCACCGCAATGAGATAAAATCTTTTTATCGCTATCGCGAGTAATGAAGTGGTGGCCGTCGACTGGCATAACATTAACTTTTTCGTGCCACTCTGGATCTTCAAGTGTATAAGCAGGACGCTTAGATACTGTCCAATCAAGCTCAGCGGCTTGCATCATCTGAACAGGTGTTAAGTCAGAAGTAACCTCGATACCCAAGCCATGCCACGGAACGTCGCCAGCCCAAGCCATAGTTTCTATTTCGTGTGCCATGAATTTCTTCCTTTCTTGCACGTTTAACTATAAATATAGTATAGCCCACAACAGCGGCGATTAATATAACAAAATACTGTAAAAAGCCGCCGCTAAAAACAACGCTACAGTTACCCCAGTAAGAACACGAGATAGACGATACCGAGGCTGATGCAAGGGAACAGTAGCTTTGTCGATATGAAGAGATATCAATGACCTTCTCATTTTTCACTCCTGTTTTTTCTTTTCTTTAGGTTTTCAAACAGTGCGCTTTGAAAGGTGTAGGGTAGACTAGGCGATACATCTTCCAAAGCATCTACTAACTCGTCAATCTCATAGAAGGTTAGCATAGCAATCGTATTTGCCATAGAATGAAATTTAAGTTTTTCAATCTTATCCTGCGCGTTCTTCTGATACCAGTGATCGCTATGAAAATGTATGTCGTTATCGGTTTTAGTCATTTTCTTTCCCCCACTTTTTTAAACACATAACAAGATCAACCCAGCCCTCTGGACCCCAGATACTAAGATGAGAACTAGCTTTACCTGATTTTTGAAGAGCCTCAGCAAAAAGAATAGCATACTCATAACGATGAAACTCACCAAAGATAAAACCATCTTCTTGCACCTGATAAGGGATACCGCTTGGATACCACTGTCTATCGGCAATCTTTTCTCGCCAAGATAAAGGCAACTCTTGATTAGTCATCTTTCTTCCTCCCGATCTAAATAAGTATCAACTGCATCATCGTCAAATACAAATAAGACTCGCATGTGTCCCTCATCTTCATGAACTATATCCCAATGATGATCGGGACAAGTGTTTAACCACTCGATCAACTCTTTTCTAGGAATCGCCATCTTTCTTAAACTCCTTCATCCAAGTCTTAACAATATCAATAGCTTGGTGTCTAGTTAAACCAAACTCCTGCTGAAGAACAGCAGGAGCACCGAACATATTTATAGAACCACCCTCACGAAGATCATCAAGGAACTGTTTATAGCTTTGACTGAGACCGCCTGAACTACCCATACTAATCTCCCAGCCCATACAAAA